CCGGTCAGCATGAGGAGCTTGATCGCGTTCGCCGACACCGGCTCGGAATGGTCCTGAAGCGCCCGGGCAAGCGCCGCGATCTCGACCTTGTTGAGATAGCGGTTACGCCGCTCCTCCGGGTTGCGCCGCACGCCCGAGGCCGGATTGTCGGTGCGCCACTTCCATCGGATCGAAAGGTTGAAGGCTTTGCGCAGCACCTCGACCGTCCGGTTCGCGCGGATCGGCGTGCCGCGGATGTTGGTGATGTCGCGATGGAGCGCATCGATGTCCTCGTGCGCGACCGCCGCCACCTTCATCTTGCCGAAGCGCGGAAGCACGATTTGCTCCCACATCATCGTCTCGTCCTTCTGCGACCGCGCCGCCTTCGTCGGAAGATGCTCGACGCGATAGCGTTCCCAAAGGTCGGCAACGGTCGGCGCGGCGCGCTCCTCATGCCGTTCGCCCATGGGATCGCGGCCGAGATCGACTTCGCGCTTCATCGCCTTTGCGGCTTCGCGCGCGGCGGCGACGGACCAATCGGGATACGAGCCGATGGTGATCCGCCGTTGCCGTCCGCCGGCGCGGTAATCGAGCATGAAGCTCTTGCCGCCGCCCGGCGAAACGCGAAGGCAGAAGCCCTTGACTTTCGAGTCCCAAAGCAGCGCCGACCCGCGCGCAGCGGGAAGCGCCTTGCGGACCATGGCGTCGGTCAGACGTTGCGAATTGGAAGCGGACATGCGGCCCCCCGAGTCAACAATAAGTCAACACGCCTAGTGGCTAAATCTGGTATTCCGGTTGCGTCGGATGTCGCCCGATTGCGTCTGATTTCATCGTTATGCCAAAGGCTTAATGCAACTGTGCCGAAAACAGTTCGGGAAATCAACACACAAGATATAGTGCTACAACCGGCTCATAACCTGAAGGTCGTAGGTTCAAATCCTACCCCCGCAACCAAAATTCATAAGCAAGATCAAGTTCTTACGGAAACGCCCCGGACCCGAGTCCGGGGCGTTCGAATGTCAACTCCGCAATACGTCCGCAAACCGCTGGCCAACCGGTGACTGGCGCCCTCGCGGGTGAACACTGGCCGAACAGGCAATCGCCCGAGTCGGAACCGATGAGGATCGAGCGCAGCTGTGTCCGTTCTCAAAACGATAATGAAACCAAAGGCTTCTAAAGGCGCAACTGATCACTGATAGTGACTGTCTTCGACATATTCATCGAATATGCGTGCGGATACGTTCACGTATCCGAGCGAATATTGACAAACTGACTGCGGTCCCAGATATTCAAGAACACAAGCAAAACGTGCGTTCCCTCAAAATAGTCGTCGAATATTGAGGAAAATAGTGACCGCAGAAGCCAAGACGCAGCCGAAGGCCGGGGCGAGCAAGCGCGAAAAGTTTCGGACGCTCGCCGAGAACAGGACCAACAAGGCGCTCGAAGCGATCAGCCGGATCGGCAATCTCTCAAACCGACAGATTTATGAGTTTGAGGACGCTGAAGTCCGTAAAATCATCAGAGCGCTGAAGGATGCCGTCAACGAGGTCGAGAACCGCTTCGCATCGCCCAAGGGAAAATCCGATGCACGCTTCAAGCTCTAAGATTGGACCAGCTTCTAAACCCGTTGGCGCCGCGACGGACTTTCTCTTTCCCGACCAGATTCCAATGGACGCAGCGCACACACTGGACCAGCTGACCAGCCGTTTTCGCGGTGTCAGGGATGGACTTCCAGAGCTCATAAAGAACGCGAAAGACCAATACTCTCGGCTCGGAATCACGGATCGCACCGTGCGGCAGATCGTGGTCGTCGCCGATACGGACGACCGCAGGCTCGCCGTGATTGATTTCGCCGGCGCACGTTTGGCCGACTTCGACGGTTGGACGACGTGGTCGAGCCGAACCGCGGGGCGAAGCGAGCTTTCTGACGATATTGAGGCCGGCCATGGCAATGGCGGAAAGGCATTCATGGTCCGCGGGGCTTCCGAATTCTCATTCCTTGAGTCCTGCTTTGAAGGCAAGCGCACCCGGATGGGCTTCAAGAACAACCGCCCCACGGATCGGTACAAACCAGGGTTCGCCCGAGAGAACGGCGTGATTGTGAAGGCAATAGACGCACCTGATACCGAGGCGTGCTTCGATGCCTTCCTAGCGCAGTGTGGCATTTCAAGAGAGAACCTTCCTCCGAATGCCCTCGCTGCATTTCAGAAGCGAAAAGCCTTCACAGGGGTGCTCCTTAGCCGCGTCGCTGATTGGGAGGGACGCCAAAAGCGGAAGGTGAAGAGGTTGGCTGAGGAGGTCGTCCCGGAGATCATCGCGAGTCATGGTCAGACTGCGATGAGCGTTGAGACTTGCGAAGTATGGGTTGTCGTGGACGGAGAACTCGTAACTGCCTCGCCAATCAAGCCGATTGCGCTGGAGCCGTATCCCGGCTTTGAAAAACCGATTGAACATCAGATCCCCGATATCCTCCCCGATCCTGAGACGGGCGATCCGGTTGACATGGTGGCAGGGCTCGATGGGCCAAGATTTCTTAGGCTTCACACCTCTTCCCGACAGCTCCAAATGTCGGAAGAGACGAAGGCGAGGAATGTCATTCGGGTCTGGAATAGTCGCAACAACGTCGCGAATTGGCCACTGCACTCGCTGGGTGTCCTCGTCACGTCGGTAAGCTTCATCTATGGGGAGCTCCGTTGCGCTTCACTGGTTGGCGAGCACCTCTCCGGGGCAGAGCGAATCCATTTGTCCGATACCCCGCTTGTTCGAGCGCTGATGGAATGGGCACGCCAAAAGGTCAAAGAGCTAGCGGAAGACCTGCATCGCGCAATGATGGCGGAGAACAGGCCACGGGACCGTGAGCAAGCCAAAGCGGCACTCCAAAGTATACGCGACCTCATGCGACACTATCTTGATCCGGACACATCGGGCGAGGGTGCCGATGATGAAGAACAGGGCTCTGGACCAACTGGAAAAGATGGCGAGGGCAAAAAGAGGAAACGGCGAGGGTCCGAGTTCGGAGAGCGAATTGACGAGATTGTTCTTGAACCGGGCCGGACGATCGTGTCACTCGCGCAGGGCACGTCCGTCCCGCTCCGTTTCAAATGCATCGAGCGCCAACCTGACGGTTCGTCAAAGCCGGTGAGAGCTACCGACCTTCGCCTTGGTTCATCAGCACCGATCGCGTCCTTGGTCGAAGGCGACCGAATATCGGGAGATGTTACTGGTCGCGGTGAGATCTGGCTGGAGACCGCCGACGGCACTGTGTTCTCAAACAAGATCAACTGCGAAATCGTAGCTGCGACCGAGGTCACTATCGATGTGCCGACGGAAGTCCTTCTGCAAGGGCAGCGAGTCAAACTGGCGATCACATTTCAGACGCCGAATGGTCCCAGAGATGACCTTCTTATAGACGGGGCGATCGACGAACCTGGTATGGGGCTGATCGGGCGCCACGGCCGTTTCACGGCTGGCTTCAAGGAGGGCCAGGCAACCGTTCGAGTCAGATTTGGTGCGGGCCCACACCAACAACGCGCCACCGTGATCCAGATCGGCTCGGAACGGGTGCCCGCCCCGGACACTGAGGGTGCCCGCGGAAGTGATATCCCGGAAATTCTTCTGTGCGGCGAGCAAGCTCCCGGCATGGAGGATTTTCCCGAAGAGCAGCGGACATTGCCCGGTGGCGAGGAGCTGCCGACCATCATCGAGGACCCCCTATTCCCAAACGTTGTTTGGATTAATCCTAGAAGCAAGGAATCGATGAGGGTTCGTCGAAGTCGCGGCGGGCCGTCCGGGGTTGGAAGCATTGCTTCCAAGAACTTTATGCATTTCGTGGCGCTCAAGTGCTTTGACGTGCTCAAGCGTCTGCATGTCCGGCAGGCCTTGAGGGGACGAACCGTAACTGAGTTCGAGTTCATTCAGCTTGCCGCATTTGCAGAAATCGAATGCGCCGATTTCATCGATGCGGCTTGGGATCTGAGCGATCAACTGTTGAGCAGAGCGGAGAGTGCTGTTGTCCAAGATGCCGCATGAACGGCTAACCGCCGCTCAGGAGATTTTGTTCGGTGCTCGTGACCTCGATCAGGCCGGAATGAAGGAGTTCACCGAATGGGATCTCACAGTTTCGACTTGGAAGCGCAACCCGAACCGTTTCGGTTGCCGGGGATATGAAGATCTCTATCCCGACCACAAGCGGGTCATGATGGAAATTATGGGCACCACAAAGAAGGATAATCCCCTGAGACGAGGGTGGATTGAAAAGACGCGTGCAAATCATTATCGCCTAACCGATATAGGTCGTTCTGAGGCTGATCGTCTCGGTGGTATGAAAGGCCAGGGTGAGAAGTCCCATCGATCGCCGCAGCCAATCTATGACGCTGTCGCGCCCCTTTATCGCCATCCCGTTTTTAGGAAGTACTGCAGTGATCCTAACGAGCCACGTATGTGGCTTGGAGCGGCTTCATTTCTTGGCCTAACAAGTAACGATGCCCAGCACGTCGAGGATCGGCGAAAGGCAACTCGAACCGCAATAGAGAACGCTCTCGCATGGCTGAACGAGACCGGATCAGACAGCTTCAGACGCGGCGTCTCCGGTGGCGAGGAAGCGATTTCAAAAGAAAGTCTCCTCAAGCTTCGCGAGTTTTTAGAAGCGATCGAGAAACGATTTTCGCATCAATTTGAGGCGATCAAGAGAACGAGGAAGTAGCCCCGAGGCGTTTTCTGCTCCGCGTGGGAACCGCGGAAATTCGCAGGTCGTCACAGGTTTCCGTAATTTTCTCGGGCGTGAAGCGTGCGATCGAAGAAGACGCATATTCCCAATTTGCCTCGCATGATATCCATCGCCGGCCAAGTTTTTCAGCGACCGCACCGGTCGTATTGCTGCCGGCAAATGGATCAAGTACTAGGTCTCCCTCGTCCGACAAGAATCGGATGAAGAATTCGACGAGATCTGCAGGCATTCGCGCTGGATGCAAGGGAATGCCACGATCTCGGCAAAACAACTGATACTGATCGTTGGAGTGCGTGTTGGTGCCCTTTAGCAAGGTGCTTAGGGATGGCGCATCGTCCGCGTCGAGGACATTTGGCGGAATCGCACCGTTGTTGTTTGTCTTGAAACTGCTCTTGCCAATGTGATGTTCAGAAGGCCGCGGACCTGCATTGTATTTGCCGGTCTCAATCAGCTTCTTCATGCTCGCGCTATATTCACGAAGGACTCTCCGGTTATCTGCTTTTGGACGATCGGATGGCGACATCCACCAAATGCGTGTAAACGCATCCTTGACCCTGATCCGCTCAACGTTCACCCATTGCACAGGTGAAGGTAACCGAGCGGGGTTGTACCAAATGAACTCCTGACACAAATTGAGCCGACCTGCTTCGAGGAACCGAAGGAGCGCCCGAAGTACGAGCGTGGACATTACCGGGCGACCCGGTTCCCACGCGTTGCCGATTTCCACAACGATGGAACCATTAGGGGCGACGAAATCCCGGAGCAGCGGCGCGAACTGCGAGAACCATTCGATGTATTCCTCCCCTTGAAGGTTCCCATACTTCTTCTTGGTGTTGAGCGGAAACGGCGGAGAGGTGAAGACCAGCTGAACTTCCTTTTTGTGTTGCTGAAGGCGCTTGCTCCGCAGCACTTTGAGAGAGTCGCCACAAAACGCTGCGCCCAGCTCCGTCTCATAAATCGACCTGGAGGCCCATCGGCGTGCCTTGGGCCCCGGCTCGATCACGACGCTGTACATAGTCCCCCAATCGCTCATGCAGCTCACAACTCCCCAGCTAAACATACAATATATAGAGTTCCGCCGGCAGTAAACGTCTATTCGTTGAGGAATCTCCGAGACTGCACAGGTCAGGGCCGATCGCGGCCTCGGCACGCCGAATCACCTACGCGTCACTGATTGCATGGTCCAAATCGAACTGGGAGCGCTTTTTTCTGGGTGAGCGATTGGGTGTCCCGCCGAGTCGCGGCGCTCGGAACGCTGGAGGCAGACGGCCTTCCAAGCCGCATTGGGCTCCTTCACCTGCCGGATCGTCTCTTGCGTATCCCGTTCCGACCACCGGATCGGCTCGAACGCCGAGCACGCGACCGCGTCAGTCCCGACGGAAGCCGTCGTCGTCGCGCAGCCGGCCAGGATCAGCAGCGGCATCGGCAGCAGCGCGGCGCGCATCGCGCGCCTTGCGGATGAGATCGAGCGCATGGGTGGCGGACTCCGCGATGGCTTCGGCCCTGCCGGCGCCCTTCGCCCGCCGCTCGCGCGCCATTTCGAGGATGGCGAGAACGATGCGGGCGAGGGCCGACAGGACCGTGAGCCAGTTCATGTCACTTGCTCTTCATCGCCGGCGTGTCGGTCATGAAGCGGAGCACCGCGCCGACGATGCCGATCACGGTGACGGCGATGCCGGCGCGCTCGGACCCGAGCAGATCGACCCAGTCGGCCGCCTGAAGCACGCCGAACACGGCCAGCGCGACGTTGAAGGCAAGCGTCTTCCAACCCTTGAGCATGAGAGCCTCCATGGGAGCGCCGCATTCACGGCCGGGCGCATGGGCCGGTTCGCGGATGACAGCACCAACGGCGCCGAGAACCGCAGGCGGAAAGGGGCGGAAACAGGCGGAAAGGATCAGGCTTCGTTCAGCGACAGCGCGCCGGTCGCTTCGAGATGGATCGGCCGCACGTTGGCGGGCTGGGCGCGATAGAGCGGCCGGCGCGCCGCATAGAGGCGGGCTTTGGCGACCCGCGTGATGCAGACCCGATCGGACTGGTTGCCGCCGAGCACGTGGAAGGCGGACGCGTCCTCACCGACGTACAGGCCGACATGGCCGCCGCCGTTGCGCGTGAAGACGAGCACATCGCCCAGCGCCGGCGCCGGCGTTTTGGCGCCGAAGGCGGACCACGACAAGGCCCAGAGCGGATGCTTCGGCGGTTCCTTGCCGGAGCGCTTCGCAACCACCGCCATGAACAGGCCGCACCAGGGAATGCTGTCGGCCTTGTAGACATCGGCGACCTCGCCGCCGACCTCCTTCGCCCAGGCGACGATGGTCGGGTTGTTCGCCGAGCCGGGCTTCTCCATCGTGCCGAAGAGCTTGAGGGCTTCGACGATCATCTTCGGGCCGGGCTCGCGGGCGAGCCAGGCGTAGCGGGATGGCAGCATGGGATGTCTCCTGAAACGACGAAGCCCGCACGCGTGGCGGGCTTTCGTGTGAAGGCGGGACTTGGGGACGGCGCTATTCGGCCGGCGGGAGCCGCTGCTCGATCACGCGGTCGATTTTCTTCTCGATCTTCTCCAGGTGGGCCATGATGCGGCCCTCAACGTCCTTGAGATAGGAGACCGAAACGAAGCTCGTGGCCACCAGAAGCTTGTAGTTCGCGAGCTCGTCCTTGAGGCCGCGCAGCGCCTTGTCCACGTCGTCGCGATCATGGAAGCGCAGCCAGAACAGCGCTCCCACCAGCGGAACGCCGATGACGGTGATCCACCATTGCAGGTCCATGCCTGCCTCCTTCTCATGCTGTTCCGACTATAGGCCGGCAAACGGCCCGGCCGGGCGGTCACGTGATCTGCTCGACCCGGAAGCGGGTGATGTTCGCCGAGGCGTATCCGTCAAGCGACGAGAACTTGTGTTGCAAACGAAGGGTGTCGCCGGCGGTCAGCGAGATGATGCCTTCCGTGCAGATAATGATCTTGCCGCTGTTGCCGGCGTTGTTTGAAGCTGATGCCGCCGACGGCAGCACTTCGGTCGTGCCGTTCTTGAGCAGCCGGCCGTGTATGGAGGCGGGCAGGTTGGCGCCGTTCTGCGTCCAGCCGAGGGAATATCCCACCCTGTAAAGTCCGGTGCTGGGCGCGGTGAACACGTTGGAGGCGAACGCGTTCGCGGTGTCCAGGTCCTCGTTGTTGATGTCCGTATTGACGTAGGTCGTCGCCGCATAGTGGTCGTAGTTGATGTAAGCGGAGACCTTCGCCATGGCCGGGAAGGAGACCTTGCCGGTCGCCTTGTCGATCAACATGCCGGTGTAGAAGGTCGATCCGTCCGGCGTCACCTTGACGGTGAAGTTGTCATCCCCCAGCAACCCGAACAGCGCGCGGGTACCGAATCCGTCCTGAAAGACGAAGCCCGCGTCCTTCGCGGCGGCGCTCTTATTCAGCGTGACGCGCAGATCGCCCGTGCCGGGCGTCACGTCGTCATGGCTGAAGAGGATGGCGTTGGATTTGACCGCGAGCCGATTCGTCGTATCCGCCGAGGTAAGGATGCCGAGCTTGGAGAGGTTTTGGAACGCGAGCACGGAGACGAGATCAACCCAGCCGCTCGCGGTGAAGACGAGCATCTTCTGCTCGTCTGCGATATAGGCGACGAGCCCCTTCACCGGCACATAGAAGCGCCATCCGCCATCGATCAGGTAGGCGATGTTGCCGGCCTGGCCGGCCCAGGCGCCGCTCGGGCTTGCGCCCACGATGTAGGCGTCGCCGTCGGAAGGCGAGGCCGGCGGCGCGGAAAGATCGCGATCGAGGATGTAAAGATCGATCAGCGCATCCAGCCGGACGAGCGCATCGTTGTGGGTGACTTCCTTCTGCGCCTGCCCCTGCACGATGTAGGGCAGCGCCAAACGCGGCGTCGGCATCGCCTCGGTTCCTTAAGTCTAACGTTGGTGTTCAGAGCGTGGCGGCAGCGGGCCGGCCGCGGCCGACGGTCGCCGAGAGCTGGTAGACCCGCACGGCGATCGACGGCTGCGGCGATCCGAAATTGGCCGTCTGCTGCGCGGCGGAATAGGTCGCGGCCGGAAATGTGGTCGCAATCGTTCGGGCGACGTTGGCGCCGTCGAGGATATCGACCTCGTAGCGCTCGCTTTCCTCGTTGAGCGGCACGTCGGCGCCGTCGGCCCAGTCGCCGCCGAAGCGGGTGCGCCGAATCCATGTGATCGCAAGATCGCCGGCGCCGTTGCGGACGCCGGCCACATGCACCGGCGACCACGGCATCAGTCCGACGCAGCGCGCGGTGAACGTGCCTTGCTGCCAGGCGACATCGGACGGATCGAGGCTCGACGGTCCCCACTTGTAGAACCGCGTCACGCCGCGTTCGGCGAGCGCCGCCTGGATCTGGGCGATGACGCCGTCAAGAACGACGATTCGAGCGCCGGCGGCGACCGGATTGCGCATCGCATGCTCGGTGCCGAGCCGGCCGCGCAGGAGCTTTGTGAGATCGTAAACGCCGGCATCGACGAGCGCGGCGTTGCAGAATTGCAGGATTTCCCAATCGCCGTCCGCGTTCCTGATCGCGAGCGCGTTGGCGCGGCCCGAGAGGATCGTCGCCTCGTCGAGGCTCGCAAGCTCGCCCGAATAGAGCTTCACGCGCAGCGTGTTGACGATGTCGAAGTAGGCGGTCGGGCCGGACCAGAAGTCGAAGACGGTTTCGCCGATCGTGGCGCGCACCGGGAGGACGGTATCGAGCGCGTAATCGACGCCGGTTGCGCTGTCCAAGAGCGTGACGCCGACAAACGGCATCGCCGAGGCGCCGACATAGGGCGCAAAGCCCACGTCGTCGTCGCGCAACATGGGCAAATCCATCAGCTCGAGGATCGCGCGGCCATAGACGGGCGGGGGCTCGAAAGCGGGCGGCTTCAGGCCCGGAAGCGGCGGCGCATAGACCGCGCCTTCGCAGCGCTGCGCCTCCATCGCGCGCGACCATGCGTCGTTGATTCGGGTCAGGCGGAACTCGCGCGGACGGCCGTCGATCACGAGATTGATCACATCGCCCGCATCGAGATCGATCCGATCGGGCGGCAGCGCGTATTTTGCGGCCTCGCGTCCGATCTAGGCTTCGGCGAGCGCCCGGTCGGCAATCGCCTGCGCCTGAATTTCGTCCATGACGAGCGGCACGGTCACGTCCGTCTTGCGCTCGGAATAGCCGGCGATGCGGCTCGCCGAGACCGTTCCCTGCTCGTAGTTCCCGCTACCGTCGATGAACGTGACCGAGACGATGTCCGGTAGGTCCGTTTCCTGCGCGCGCGTCAGTTTCAGGATGTCGCCCTGATCGGGGAGCACGCAGTCGTCGGCGTCGAATTCGGCCACGGCGGCGCGCCCTCGCGGCACGAAACGGATCACGCCTTCGCTCTCCGCCGCGTCGAAGGCGAAGGCGTTCATGAGCAGCTCGATCTCGGCGCGCGGGCTCATCGGTCGGTCGCGCACATAGCCGACGACGATGCCGGCAAGCGCGGTCACGTCGTAGGCGGTGAAGCCGACGCGCTTGCAGCGCTCGGCCACGAGCGCCGCGACATCGGCGAGCCCGATCTTGCCGTTGAGCCAGTGCCCGAGCGGCCAGAGATCGCCGTCGCCCCAGGCGTCCGTCCGCGAGGGCCAAGCAGGGTATGGCCGAGCGTCCCACGTCCAGACGGCGAGCCGCCCGATCATCGGCCCGCCATAGACCGAGGACACCGGGCTGTTGGCCGCCCAATAGGAGACCATTGCCTCGATGCCGCGCCGCTGGATCAGGTCGTCGCGCGTGCCGCGCGAATAGTAGGGCAATGCGCTCTCGGACGACTTTGGATCATGGAAGACGTTCGGCTGGTTGCTCCCCTTGTCCACCGAGGGGATGCCGAACTCGGTGAACCAGATCGGCTTCGACTGCGGCACCCAGGCCGTGGGCGATCCGCTTTCGACACCGCCTGGCCGATTGAAGTGCTGGTTGAGCCACCAGTTGCGAAAATCCTTGGCGCGGAACACCCACGGCTTGCCGTAGGCGCCGTCGGTGATCGGCGATCGGTTCTGCGCGTCGCGGTCTGCTTGCGAAGCGTAGTGCCAGTCGAAATATTCACCGCCTTCGATGTTGGAGCGCAGATAATCGAGGTCGTAGATCGAGGAGGCTCCGGCGAGCGCATCGAGATGGGCGTTGCCGTCGCGCCAGTCGGACAGGGGCAGGTAGAGATCGACGCCCACGAAATCGATGTTGCCGTCGGCCCAGAGCGGATCGAGGTGAAAGAAGAGATCGCCCGTGCCGTCGCCAGGATTGTGGTTGGCATACTCTGACCAATCCGCTGCGTATCCGACCTTCACGCCGGAGCCCAGGATCGTCTTCACGTCGTCGGCAAGCACCTTAAGCTTCGTTACCGCCGGGTAGCTCGTCGCGCTGTCGCGGACCGTGGTGAGGGCCTTGAGCTCCGAGCCGATCAGGAACGCGTCCACAGCGCCGGCGTCGATCGCGTTCACCGCAGCGCAGAGCCTGGCGTAGTGCAGGACGAAGCGCCGGAAGCCCCACTCGCTCAACCCCGAATAGGAGGTTGAGACCGTATTGCTGCTGCCGTTCACCGAAACCGTGATGTCGGAACGCGCGACCGTGCCGAAGAACGCGTCGATCTGCGTGCCGGCCGCTGCGGTCTTATCCGCGGTGCCGGGCCGGCCCGGAGCGGGATCGCAGGTGATGCGCCCGCGCCAGGGGTAGGCAGGCTGGCCGGTATTGCCGGTCCACGGATCGGGCAAGGCATTTCCTTGGGCGATGTCCATGAACAGAAAGGGATAGAAGACGACCGAGAACCCGCGCGCCTTGAGGTCGCGAATCGCACGCACCACCGAGTCGTCCGAGGGCGTGCCGCCGTAGGCGGGCCTGCCGTCAACCGTGCTCACCACCAAGGCGCCATCGCGGGTCAGCGTATGGACCTTCCAGGCGTTCGGCGTCGTGCTCTTGTTCGAGACCTCGATCTTCGGCCGTATGGTGCAGTTGCCCGCCCGCAGATCGTCGCCGAACCAGCCGACGACGAGCAGCACGGTGGTCGCGTTTGGAATCGAAGCCTGGAGATCGTCGAGGGCGACGTTCCAGTCGGCCGTGTCCTGGCCCGCGAATTTGTTCTCGGGCGTGGTCGCGCCGCCGCCGAGATCGCGGGTATGGACGATCGTGTCGTAGACGCGTTCGCCGGCGCCGGGAATCAGCGTCACCGCCTGGACGATATCCTCAAGCCCCGAGCCGTCGGACGGCGAGACGCGACGGAAAACCTCGAATGCGAGCTGCGGCAGGCGATTGCCGAACTGCGTGATCTCAAGGTTCTCGAAAACCACATAGGCCGTGCCGCGGTAGGCGGGTGCGTTGCCGGTCCCTTCGATGCCTTCGATCAGCGGGTCCGGCGACTGGTTCGCGGTGCCCTTGTGCACGCGCATGGTCACGCGGCTCATGTCGAGCGGCTTGCCGTCGGCCCAGATCCTGCCGATCCGGTCGATCGCGCCTTCGCTTAAGCCCACCGCGAAATTGGCATAGTAGGTGTAGGTCGTGGTCTGAACGGTGCTCCCGCCTCCGCCGCCGCCGCCTTTTCCTCCTCCGCCTCCGACTGTTTGCGTCTTGGTCGTCGCTACTTCCCTGAATTTGGTCGCCCAGATGACCTGGCCGGAAAGCCTCACGCGGCCGGCGATCTCGGGGATCGGCGCGCCTTCGGTGGAGGCTTGGACTTGAAGGTTGTCGAGCCGCGGTCCTTCTTGCTCCAGCATTTGCGGTCCGGGGCCGAACAAGCGCGCGTCGATATAGCTTCCGGCAACGGTCGCGGCGGCAGTCGCGAGCGTCGTGACCCACGCAGCGGAGCCGGCGGTCAGCACCGATGCGCCGACCGTTAGCAGAAGTGTTGCCATGATGTCAGTCGATCAGATCGGGGAACGAGAAGGCGAAGCGCAGTCGCCGGCGGTCGTGTCCCGACCAGAGCGAGACCTCGGCAACGGGATGCGCCTCGATCGAGTGGACCATGCGGCCGGGTGCGGTCAGGATCGCGCAGTGCTTGGCGGGCGAATGGTCCTTCATCGCGAAGAGCAGCATATCGCCGGGGCGGATCGCGTTGATCGCAACAGGGATCATGTGCCGGCTCGCCGCTTCGGCGAGCGTTTCGCGCCCATGAAGCTCGGCCCAATCGCGCGTGTAGGGCGGGGGCTCTTCGGGCTCGACGCCATAGATCGCGCGCCAGACGCCGCGGACGAGCCCGAGGCAGTCGCAACCGATGCCCTTCACGGAAGCCTGATGCGCATAGGGCGTGCCGATCCACGAGCGCGCCTCGGCGAGGATGTCGCTGCGCCTAACCACCAAGAGATTTCCCGTCATTGTTGTCGCCCTGCTTGGCATAACCCAGCGCAAAATCGTTGCCGGGCATGTGCGGGAAGCCTCCGAAATTGACGACGTTCGCGAACCGATCGCGGCAGGTCTCGAACCGCTTGTCGCATCCCGCGGTGATCGAGAACGTGTCGCCGGCCTGGATCGGGCGCGGCATGGGCAGGAACAGCGACAGCCGCGCATTCGGCGTCCCCTGCGAATGCGCCTTCACCTCGATCGCAAGGCCGGCATTGTTTCCGCTCGTCCAGACGATCTTGCCGCGGCTGAAGATGCCGGAGGCGAACGCGCCGATCCCGCTTGCCGTGAAGTCGAAATTGCTGATGACGCTCGCGACCGTGCCGCTGCCGTTGTGGGCGGGTGCGCCGAGATCGATCTGGCAGCGCGAATCGCCGAGCTCCCAGGCGCATGTGCGCTGAAAGACGCGGCCCGCGCTCTGGTCGAGCTTCGCCGCGAGCCCGCGAAGCTCGGCCGAAAATGCCGCTTCGCCGCGCGTGACCTGGCCGAGGAAGCCCGAGCGGAGAACGACGCGCTGCGACACGTCCTGCCAATTGACGCGCATGATGATGACGGACGCATCGTCATAGAGGCCGGCATTGAGATCGTCCTCGGCGATGGCCGCGGATGAAAGCGCGCCGTCCACATCGAGGTTCGAGACCGCCAGACCGAGCTGATCCTCGATCGCGGTCGCGGTGAATCCGGTCGTTGCCTTGTAGGTTGTGCCGTCGATCACGACGTCGCGGTCATGGTCGGTGAAGCCGAGGACCGCGCCGTCCTTCCGCGCTACGCGCCAGCAATGGCAAAGCGTCGTGACCCCGCCGGCGAGATGCGCGGCGAGGCCGGCGTCGAGCGTCTTCATTCATTGACCTCGATCAGGTTGATCTGCGGGACGATCTGCTGGTCCCAGGCGTTCGCCTGAACCGGGAGCTTGTCGGTATCGAACCGGACCGGCACGTCGAAATCGAACGTCGCGGTCGGCGCCGATCCTGGCGCACTGCCGAACGTCACCAACCCGGTGAGATAGTCGATGCTGGAAGGCATGACCGGCGACCCGCCGACCTTGCACGTCACCGTGCCGACGACGGGCTTGGTAATCGTGCGGACGTGCTCATAGCCGCCGATATTGTAGCGCTTCACCAGCTGCCACACCGTCGGCGTGACCTGAACCATCGGCATGTCGGCGGCTTGGTAGTCGTTCCAATCCCTGAACCGGAACGAGTGGCCGCGGCCCTTGACGATGTAGAAATGCGCGATGACCGCCTGCATCTCGGCGCGGGTGCGGATGCCCGTCGAGATGTTCCATTCGCCGCGCGCGTTCGCCCACTGGATGTTGCGGCGCTCCGCGCCCGAGCCCAACGTGACTACGTTCGTCGAGAAGCCGGGACCGCCGGTGGCGCCGCGCGCCACGGCGTCCGGGAACGAGATGTCGACGAACGGCTGCGGCATGGTCTAGCGACCTCGGAAGCCCATCTGCACGGCGCGCGAGAGATCGGCTGCAAGCTGCGTCCGGCTCGCCTGGAATGCGGCCGGGTTCGGCGTCTGGATCGTGACGTAGATGTTCGGCTGGTCGGCGCGTTCGCCGCGGTTGTAGGCCCTAGTCTCCTCGCGATTGAGCACGCGTTCGCCGCGCTGGAGGATTGCCGGCACTTCGTCCGGAGACAGGAACGCGCCTTCGTGCAGGCGCGGCGCGAAGCGGAACAGCATCAACGGCGCCGTGCGGGTGCCGGCAAGTTGTTCGGCCATGCCCCCGGCGTGTCCGACACCGAACCCCCTGAGGAGTGATCCCAAGAGACCGCCGACCGACGATATGGTGGGCAGGTTCGTTCCGAAGAGAAGGTTCTTGAGCGGATTGAGGAGCGCGAGCTTCAGGAGTTCGCGGTTGATGTCGAGGATCGCCGCGCGGCCGGCGTCCGCCCACGACTTCCAGTCCGTCTTCCCTTGCGCGATCAGGTCGGCGAATCGGTTGAACGTCGTGTCGGTGAGGCTGATGAGCTCTTGCTGCGATGCCTTCGCGAGTTGAAGCTGCTGGTTCAGACGCTCGATCGCGCCGGCGTTGGCGATGATGACCTGCGCTTCCTTCGAGCCGAGATCGATGCCTTGCTGGATCAGCTGCTGCTTCGCCTGAAGCTGCGCGATCTCGATCGCGGCGAGCGACTCGTTCGTGCCGACGAGCTCGATCTGCTTTTGAAGGAGCTCGATCTGGCTCCTCTGCGTCGCGATCTGACCGAGCGCGGCGTTGCGCGACTCCTCGGAGTTCAGGCGACCATAGGCCGCGCGCAGCGCATCGATAATCCGCGTGAGCGTGGCCTTTGCCTCGCCCTCCGCAAGCGATTGCGCGACCAGCAGAGGCCGAAGCGTCTGCTCGACCTGCATTTGCCGGCGCGCCTGTTCGACGGTGAGCGAACCCGAGGCGATGGCGTCGTTGAGCCGCTTCTGCGCGGCGGCCTGGGCGGCGATGTCGCTCGCCGACTTCGCAGATTGGACTGCGGTCTGCGCGATCTTGTCGGCAAGGACTTGCCGCATCCGCATCTCGACATCGACGCCGTTGCGGATCGCTTCGGTCAGCGCCTTTCGCTTCGCTTCGGCGACCTCAGCGGCGGCGGCGCCCTTGAGATAGGCGTTCGCCACATCAAGCGAAGCGCGCGCGTTCACCGTCAGCGCGAGCGATTGCTCGGCGATGGCGTGCGTTGCTTCGGCTCGCGCCTTCGTGCCGGCGCGCGTGATCTCGGCTTCCGCCGTGCCAGTCGTGATCGCCTGGCCGGCGAGCTCGAGGCGCCGGCGCTCCTCGGCAATAGCCGCCTTCTGCGCCGGCGTCTTGGCGTTGAGCGCCTGGATTTCGAGCTCGTCGAGGCGGCGGGCCCTTTCGGCGGGATCGAGCCAGCTCGTGACAGCGCGCGTCACCGCGTCATAGGCGGCCTCGACCTGCCTCAGGTCGGCGACCTTCTGCCGGGCGAGCGGATCGTTCAGGGCCGCGGCGAGCTTCGCCTGCTGCTCTTTGAGCGTCTGAAGCTCGTTGAAGCCCGGCGTGACGTTGCGTGCGACCTCGCCGGCGAGCGTCGAGGTACGCGCGGCGAGGGCGTCGGCCTTGGCATCGGCGGCCTTCCGCTCGATCTCGGCAATCTGCCGCTTGACGCTCGCGATATCGGCGTCGATGGCCGAAAGCGGGCGCGCCGGCACGAAAGCCAGCATGCCCATCACGCCGGGAACATACTGCCCGCCCAGCGTGGTGGCGTTGGCGCGCTCCTTCAGGAGGTCGTCAAGCCGCTGTTGCAGCGTCGGATCGGTCGCTCGGTCGATCGCGCGGCCGATTGCATCCACTGCGTTGGAAGCATTGCGGGCGACGAAATCCCACGCGCGGCCGAGCGCCGTCGTCGTCTGGGCGGCATCGATCAGCGATGGCTTGAGATTGTCGAAGAGGACCTTTTGGGCGGCGGTCAGATCATTCTGCGCCGCGAGCGTCTTGATGAGAAGCCGCGTCCGGTCGTCATAGCCGCCAACCTTCGCGTTCAAGAGATCGACGCCCTTGGCCGGATCGGCGAAGGCCTCGGCAAGCTCCTTGGTCGCCGCCTCGATGTCCTGGCCCGTGGTCGCGGCGTAGTTTTTCGCGACCGCGATCAGATCGCCGAATTGATCGACCCCGATCCGACCCGTGCGGAGGAAGGCCACCTCCATGTCGCGGGCGGCGGCGACCGAGATGCGCCCGGCCGTCGAAGCGTTGTCGGCGATCCGATTGAGCTGGTCGATGGTGGCGCCCGCGGCGCGACCGACGCCGGCGGTCGCGACCTGAAGCTCCTTCTGCGCAGTGATGTAGCTGTTGTAGGCGTAGAGCGCGGTCCCGCCCACGGCCGCAAGCCCGCCAACCAGCAAGGTTGTCGGCGAAACGAGCCCGAGCACAGTCCGGCCAAGTTCCTTCAGGACGCCGCCGACGCCGATACCGGAGCCGGCGAAAATCTGCGCGATCTGAGTGCCTTGCTGCGCCAGCACGGTAAGCGGCCGTTGCCCGCTCGCCAGGCCCACGACCACATCGTTCAGCTGATAGCCGAGATTGACGATCTGATAGCTCGCAAGCTGCGAGCCGTCGCCTACGCCCTTGAGCGCCTTCGCCGTGGCGTCGAAGCGGTTTCGCGCAAGCTGATGCGCGGCGGCCTGCTCCTGCGCCGAGATCGCGCCTGCCTTGAAGAGGGCGTTCGCTTCCGCGATCTCGGCGTTGAGCTTCGCCTGCGCGGCGCCGAGCGGATCGATCTGCGCGCGCAGCGCCCTGGTCCGCCTTTCGAGATCTTCGGTCGCCTTCGCCGCTTCCTCGAACACCCGCGCCGACTCGCGGGCGGAACCGGCGCTCGAAGTCCCGATGCCCATAAAAGCATTGAACTTGCGCTGCGCCTCGTCGGCGCTCGCCGCCTGCCGCGCAGCCTGCGCCAGGCGCTGGAGACGTTGCGTCTCGCGATCGGTCGCCGCGCCGGCGGCATCGATGGCGGCTGCGGTCTTGTTGAACGCTGCCTCACCGGCCCTGCCGACTTCTTCGAACGCGCGTCGGACGTCATCCTTTCCGGTGACGCCGATGCGGATCGAGACGTTGCGGTCGGTCAAGGTTCATTGCCCCTGGCGTAGGCGCGCACGAAGAGCGGCTCGATTTCGGGGAGCGCATCCACAAGGACCGGGTTGAGCGCGCCCATGGCATCGGCGAGGAGAAGCACGGCTCCGAAATCGAGGCCGTAGACGCCGCCCATCACCGCGCGGACTTGTCCGGCGGAGCGACGGAAGACCTCCCAGGCCGCCTTGCCGTCGTCGGTCTGCGGCGCGTGTTCTAGGTACGGACAGCCGGAGCACGTTTGCGTGCACGCGGCGCAGTAGGCTTCGCCCCCGCCGAAATGCCATTCGGCGAGGGCGAGGATGCGTTTTTTTCGTCGGCCAGGATCAGCGCCGGCGCGATATAGAGCCGGTCGATCGCATCGAACGCCTGCCAGAGTTCGAGCAGCGCATCGATATTCTCCGGGCTCGGCGAGAGCGGCGTGCCGTCCGCGTCGCCCACGCCTTCCCATTCGGTGATTCCCCAGCGTGCGATGCTGCGCGTGAAGGCCGCACTGCCGACGAAGATTTCTTGGCCGTCCTGAGTCTTCATCGCCTCTGCAGCGGCCTGCCGTGCGCCGATGATCGCCGCGACGCTGATCGGCCGGACCTTGATCCGGACGCCGGGAAGGAGATCGAGCCAATAGGGATCGGGTCGATTCGGGTGCAGCTTCAGCATGTTAGAGTGACCTCCGGGCAGGATTCGGAACTGCGCGGATCGCGCAGTTTTGCTTTGACGGACTACGCGATTCGCGTAGAATGGCGATGGAATTCGAGTGGGACGAAGCCAAGAGCGAGTGGACCCGAAGGGAGCGCGGGGTGGATTTCGCCGCGGCCGCCCGCATCTTCGAGGCGCCGGTTCAGACCACGCCCGACGAGCGGCGCGACTACGGCGAGGAGCGCATCATCGCCATTGGCGAAGTCGATGGCATGGTGCTCGTTGTGGTCTACACCGACCGCAGCGGGGTGCGCCGGATCATCTCGGCTCGGCCGGCAAACCGAAAGGAGCGCGAGACGTGGCGATTGTTCGCAAAGCGCTAGACGAGATACGGGCGACGAAGCCCGCGATCGACCGCGCCAAAATCGAGGCGACGACCGACGAGGATATTGCCCGCCAGATCGCGGAAGACCCGGACACGGCGCCTGAACTGACGCTCGACATGCTGATCGCGCCCAAGAACCTGCGGCGCCGCCTCGGCATGACGCAAGAGCAATTCGCCGACGCGCTCGGCATTCCCGTCGCGACGCTGCGGAACTGGGAACAAGGCCGCAACGGGATCGATCCGGCGGCGCGATCGCTCTTGATCCTCGTTGCGCGCGATCCCGAAGGCACGCTTGCGGCGCTCGCCGCCGCCCGCGCGGCGTGATCAATACGCGGCCACGTCGTTGACGAGCAGTGCGGTGCACGTCTTCGCAAGCGCCGGATGCTCCGACGCCTGCCAATCGAAGGTCGCTTGAACGCCGGCCGGGCCGGTGATCGGAAGCTTCGGCTTCGGCAGGTTCACATTGTGAACGGCAAACCGCAGGAGCTTCCCGGCGGCGATCGACCACTCGAAGATCAATTCGATCGGCGTGCCCGCGACGGCGAGATCAAGGAGGGAAGTGTCGGCGAAGCGCACGCCGATCTGTCCCGTGACGGCCAGCATCGCGGGATCGGCGCCGGCGATACGCCCGTCGGGCCGGATCACTTCTACCTTGTCGAGATTGTTCGCATAGGTGAACGCGCCCGAGACGACGTTACCGAGCGGCACGCCGTCACGTCGGATTTGACCGGTGAATTGCGTGAATCGCTCGATGACCTGCTCGGTCGGCGAGCCCGCGCCCGAGGCGCCGCCCCGCGTCTCGCCCTGCGCGATGACGCTGACGGTCCCGTTGAGCAACCCCGAGCGTTGCAGCTGGATCGACAGCTTGTCGGCCATAGCCCCGAAATTCATTCCGTAGCTCGGCACATCGGGCATGCCGACTTCGATCGAGGCCGACGGCAGCGACAGCGCGCCGGACGTGAACACGTGATTGTAAGGCCCCGAAGCGGAGCCGCCGGCGAGCGTGGCGCCCGAGGCCGTCGCATTGGAGTCCGGCGTCGTCGAGGCATCGAGCGTGACGCTGTTTCCGGCCATGCCGATCGTGTCGGACGTGACGAGGATCGCGTTGCCGGCTAGATTGAGCGAATAGGATTGCGCCGCGAGCGCGGCCGTGGCGCTTCTGTTGAGGCCGACCACCGCATTCGCAAGCGTCTCTTGCAGCGTGGCGCCGATCAGGCTTTCGTCGCCGACGGGAGCGCTCGAAACGAAGGTCCAGTCGGCGCCGCCGATGGAGATCGTGCTGTTGTTCGCCGGCTGGCCGTCGAAGGTGAAGCTGCCCGATGCAGCGAGGCCCTGGCTGGTGGTGGGCGTGCCGAAGAGAAGCTTGAGCCAGTAGCCGAAATTCCTCAGATCGAGCGGGACGACGACATCACCGTCGTTGTTGATCACGTCGCGCGCGGGGGCTTGAGGATCGCGGCCGTAGCCGAGGAGATCGCTTTCGATCAGGTTCTGCTGCTCGCCGAGGGCGGCAGAGACGAACGGCACCTTCTTGAAGCCCGAGCCGGGCGGCGTGCCGTAAGAGGATTCGAACGCCAATGCCATGACGGCATTGGCGCCGCGAGCGCGGGCCATGGAAGCCTCCTTGATTGTCGTTCAGGTAAGTGGATTGGCGGTGGCGTAGCTGGCGATGATCGCTGCGTCCGCCCACCGGCCGGAGATCGCGCCGGCCGTTTCCAGGTCGTCGGAAGTCGGCGCTTCCGTCTCGAGGAATTCACATAGGCCGCCGAGGGTCCGGGCGGCGGCGACGGCTTCCCCGATCGCGGCAAGCATCTGATCGAGCGCCTGCTCGCGCGTCAGCGAGGCCGAGGCGAACGCCGCAATTTCTATCGGAACGCGGTGCTCGTAAATGTAGGTCAGCGGCGAAAGGAGGATCTCCGGCTCGCCGGGATCGCCGTCGCGGACGATCACCAGGCCGCCCGGCGGAATGCGCTCCGGCTTGTCGAGATTGCGCTTCACCTCGGCGGAGGGCAAAGCGGAAGCGACAAGTGCCTTGATCGCTTCAAGCACCTGCTCGCGCTTGCTCGCCACGACCTATCTCCAATGAGACGCGATGATGCTGGCGACGCGATCGGCCCAGCGATTGCCGGCGCCTTCGACATCGAGCCGCGTGCCGGGATTGACCATCGGGACCAGGACGAAGATCACGAGCACCTTACGACTGCCGGTCAAAGGCGTTCGGATCGGCTTGAACGACTTGCGGCGCCTCCACCGCGCGGGTTGGCGGGCGTAGTGGGCATCGGTCACGAGCAGCGCGTGCCCGCCGCGGGGAACGAACCTGAGCTTCACGCCGGTTTCGGCCTCCCAGATCGCGGGCGTCAGCCGCTTGTTCTTGACCGTCGTGTGGCTCACGCCCGCGTCGCGCGTCGGCACCGCAAGGAAGCGTCTGTTCCTCGCGACGATCGGAACGCCGCGCTCGAACGCGTCCACGATGTCGGGAGCGCGCGACCAGACGTAGGCCACTGAATTGATGCTCGCACCGCTTTCGGGGAACCGCTTGCCGCGCCAAGTCTTGGCGAGCCGCTGGCCCATTCCCGCGGAAACCACTTGGCCGCGAAGCTCGTCCCGAAGGCCTGCTTGCACCTCATTCATGGCTTCGGAAACGGCGCGCTCGCCGTCATCATAGGCGCGCTTGAGGACGGCGCTAAGATCGTCGGCCTTGAAGCTAAAGCGCATGACTGATCCTTCAAGGCCCCCTAGACTGGCAGGATGCGCGTTCAGCAAGCGGCGCAGCCTTGAGCTACTGATGCCTCATCCGTGAGAAGCCAAGTTCCCCATCATTTGGAATTGTGCAATGAATAGAGCTGCGTAGGGGCGCTTTTGGCGTTAATAGCAACCCGGCCGGCTTCAGAGAGTGGCGCGAGCAAGGGCGCCGCTCGTCAACGTGCAGGATCGTAGATGCCAACATCGAGTGTGAGCAATGTCACGAGATCCATTGGGAAGCTCCTTGAGCTGGTGGATCGACAGCAATTGGTTCTTCCAGAGATACAGCGAGACTTCGTCTGGACCAGAAAGGCGATCAAACTCCTGATCGATTCCCTGTACCGGGGATTACCCATCGGGCACATGTTAGTCTGGAAGGCCACAACCGCCGTTGATGCGAAGGCATTTGATAAGAAGCGGCTCAAACGCGGCGTCCGCCTTGATGGCTTTTACGGGTACTTGCTTGACGGACAACAACGATTGACAGCTCTCGCCCACCTTCGGGATGGAGACGAAGAGTACCCGTTGATGTTCTATGTTTGGCCGCAGAGGGAGGCTGACGGCGACGAAACATTTTACTGGCGCGGCAAGAACGAACGAGATGACCCTTGGCGCATCCCGGTGGCGGAAGTCCTCTCAGAGGACTTCAGTCTCACCGAGCGGCTGAACGCCATCAAAGCCAGCGAGCGGTTCAAGCCCGAACACGAAGAAATTATTCGACAAGACATATCGGCCTTGACCCGAATCCGGGACTATTTGGTCGGCGTCACTGAGTTCGAAACGGACGACTATAAACTCGCTACGGAGCTCTTTATTCGATTTAACTCGACCGGCCGAAAGCTCCGACGTAGCGATCTCAGCATCGCTGAACTTGCGATCCACGTTCCTGGGTTGGTCTCGAAGGAGGTCCGTCAGGCGCAAACCCGTTGGCAGGATTTCCGGTTCACAATGCCATTCCTTGTCCAGTGCTTACTAGCGGTACATTCAGGCCGGTTTCGGATTCCGGACCCCGAGCAATTCTGGGAAACAGCCAAGCCGAGCGAGATCAGGAAGTCATGGGAGCGGACTGAACGCGCCATTGGCAAGCTTGTCGAATTTCTTACAGGCACCGTGCGATGGACATCTGCTTCGCTTATTCCATCTTTCAATTCCCTGATTCCCTTGGTCGTCGTTCTCGCACACGGCAATAACTGGTCCATCGAAGACAGGCGTTTAGCGCGAAGATGGCTGCTTCTTGCTTCCGTACATGGATACTTCAGTGGATCGGTCGAGACGCAACTCGACAAGGTTCTCCGATCAATTGAAAGTGCGCCGTCCGTAAATCATCTATGGACCGCCACTAAACGCTCCCTTCGACGTTTGCGCGCAGACGATTTCGAGACAGGCCGCTTGAGCGGTCCCATCATGTCGTTGTTCCTTTCGATGCTCCGGGACTGTAGCGCGAAGGACTGGCAAAATACCGACAGCCCGCTGGATGGGACGGTGATCGGGCATGGCGCGCCACTTCAGGTTCATCATTTCTTTCCAAGAGCTCTGCTGAACAAGCGGAAGGAGCTTCGGCCCGCTGACATAAATACGTTCGCGAACTATGCGGTGCTCAGTGCAAGGACGAATTTGAATGTATCCACCGAAGAACCGGCCACATATCTTGATCGGCTAAACGTCCCAGAATCTGAGTTGGAGAAGCAGTGTATTCCGCTGAATCACGATCTATGGCGTGTATCGCGCTATAAGGAGTTTTTGGCCCAGCGTCGCAAGCTTTTGGCCGAGCAGGCGAATAAGTACCTCGGTGTTTGACTGCAGCGAATGTTAGTTCCGACGACCTGCTTCGCACGTCCACACGAGACCGAGGCTGTCGCGCACGGGCGTGCCGATGATCTCGAACAGATCGCCGGCGATCTCGACGGTATCGCCCGATGCAGGCGATGCGATTTCAGAGGCTCGCACGTCGATCAAGACGGTCGCCATGACGGCGCGGCTGCTTCCGAACCCGACCACCTCATCCGGCGATTTGCGGATGACCCGGACGGCAAGACCGCCGCCGGTGCCGCCCGTCCGCCAACGCGCATCCTCCGCGACATTGGCGTCGCGGAAGATCGCGTCGATCGCCGCGCCGAAGGCGGCCTGCATCAGGGTTAGGCCTCGTTGGCGCGCGCCGCGCCGTTGAGTCGGACGCGGCCGGTCGTGCTGCCGGCTGCATTGTCAACCGCAGCGACAGCCGCACCGATCAGCAGATTGCCGGTGGCGACGTTGGTGCAGCGCTTGTTGGTATTGTCCCAATAGATCAGCTGCCCGACCGTCCAGGCCTGCGAGCCGATCTTGGTGAGATCGAACACGCCGGTGGTCTTCAGCGCCACGTCGGCGCCGCTCAAAGCGTCGCCGACACAGACGCCGAAAAGCTGACCCACCTGCGCGCCCTGGCCGGCGGTTCGGTCATATGGCGCGGCGACCGTGATCGTGTCGCCTGCCTGGACGTAGTTTTTCATGAAGTGTCTCCTGAAACGGAAAAGGCCGCTCGGCGGCGGCCCGTTCCGGTTGGCTCTTGCGCTGCGATCAGTGCCCCGTTACGCCGGGTTGACGCCGGCGTTGTAGAAGAGGCCGCGGAAGTCGAGCGCCTTGGCGGCGAAGTCGTGCCGCACCTTGATCTCGACGCCATCGACCTCGAAGCCCGCCCGCTGATCGATGAACGGTTCGGTCTGCCCTTCGAGATGGGCGTACTCGACCGTATCGACGAGGTTCGGGTCGGCGGCGAGGTACCAGGGCTGCGGACCGCCGGTCCTGAACAGCCGCGGCTCTTCGACGATCGTCAGTGATCCCGTGAAGGCATTCACGTCGGAGGCCTTCGCCGGCGTGGTCGCGGCGATCATCTTGCGCGCCTCGATCGACCGCTGGCCGGGCGGGACGAGGATGAACCGCGGGCGCGCGTCGATGTATTCCTTATCGGCGCCCGTTCCGTCGCCGAGGTCCTTCTGCTGGGTCATCTTCTCCCAGGCTTCCGACAGCGCGGTCTCGCCGATCACGGCGGCCGTGCCGACGTTGCCGTGGTTTGCGTGGAAGAGCGCAATCCCATCGGCGAGGTTCGCGTTGGCAAGAAGCACGTTGTAGACGATGGCCGATTCCAGATCGGCCGCGCGCTGTCCGGCGGAGCCGAGAGCGCGGTCGAAGGCGCGAAGATCATCGTTGATGATCGCCTGCCGCGTCAGCGGGACGATGCGCCCGTAGGTCGCGAGCTGATAGGACTCGCGGCCTTCCGCGATCGAGCCGTAGCTGAACTCGGCCCCTTCCATCACTGCCTTGAGAGCGGGGAAGCTGCCGATCTGCGTCGGATACATCGGCTTGAAATCGGTCGCCGTGATCCCGCGCGCCCATTGCTGGAACGTGCGCGGCGTCATCGCATAGGCCTGGCGAAGGCGCTTGCCCGCCACCGCAGCCAGGATCAACGGGAAGTCTGACGTTCCCTGCATGCCGGCGGCGCGGGTCGCCTGATAGGCGATCTCGTTCGGCGTCAGGCCGCGCGTGCGGACGCCGGCCGCCTCAAGACAATCGCGCGCCACGTCAATGAGGCGCATGCCGCGGTATTCGCGCGCGCGGTCGGTCATCTGAAAGGCCTGCGGCTGCGCGCGATGAAGGATCGCTTCGGCAATCGCTTCGCGGCGAGTGACGGTAGCGTCGAGACCGCCTGCCGGCATGGAGATCTGCGAGTGGCCGGCGCCGCGCGCGTCCCGTTCCGCGAGCTTATCGAGGATGACCTTGCGTGCATCGGTGATCGAGACGTTCCGCTTTACCAGATCGTCGGCGAGCGGGCGCTCGAGCTTGAACTGCTCGACCAGGCCCGTGATGGTTGTGATGCGCTCCTGCTCCTCGGCCCGAACTTGATCGGTATCGAACGCCGCCTCGCCGGGCGAGTTCACGGAACGGTTCTGGTCGGTAGAGGGTTGCTCGTGATTGTCGGCCGGCGCGTTGCCCGGCACGTCGTCCTTCTTCGACATGGCATGGTTCTCCTGATGGCCGGGCTCCGCCCGGTTCGTAACTTCGAAGGGGAAAAGGCGGTCGGGCGGCGCCGACCGGACTTGCGCGCCGGGATCAGCGCCGATGGTCACGAAGCTGATCTCGTAAGGGGTCCAGCGCTCGACGAACCACTTCTCGACCTCGCCGGCCTGCTCGGACTTCTCGATGCGGACCTTGTCGATCGAGTAGCCGACCGACACGTTCCGGACGATCCGATCGGCGACGAGCGCGAACAGGCGATCGGCGGCCTGGTCGACGCCGGCTTTCGGAAAGCGGACGGTCGCCCGGCCTTCGCCGGCCTCGATCGACGCGCGCTCGACCACCGCCACCTGCGATTGGGTGGACCACGTGTCGTGGCTGTCTAGAACGGCCGCACCGGCGTTCAGGCGCGAAAGATCGACCGCGCTCTCCGATACGACGAGGATTTCGTCGTAGTTGAGGACCCGTCCGCTCTCCCAATCGTAGCGGCGTCGGCGCACCGCAACGCCGGTGGTCCACACGAGATCGACCGTACGCGCCTCCGCGTCAATCGAGGAAACCGGCGCAAACCGGGTCTGCATCGGGAGCGCCTGCCGGCGCTCCCGAAGGGCTGCTTCGGGCATCAACTACCTGCTGTTCAGTTGTTCGTCTTCGTTCCGGCCTTGGGCGCGTTCTCGTTCGCCGGGTCCTTTTGATAGAGGCCTTGTTGCGTGACCTTGCGCGGATCGCTGTCGAGAATGATGCCGAGCGCGTCGAGCTTGGCGTTGGTCGCGGCGATCTCGGCGAGGATGTCGTCCAGGTCTTCGCCCTGCCGGCTGATGACCCGCGGGAGCGATGTGGCGCCCATGCGCAGCATCATGAGATCGGCGCGCGCGTCATCGAGCGGGTTCAGATACTCGAAGCGTGGCGGCGACCACGTGACCGCGATCCTCGGCGCGGGCACAAGGCCGGCGATGTATGCCGCCTCGGTGAACCAGTTCCAGATCGGCTGGCAGAAGACCGGAATGACGACCTGCCACTGGATCGCTTCGACGATGCGGCGGAATTCCACGATCCCGGCGCGGATCGAGGAATAGTTCACTTGGCTCAAGTCGCCGGTGAGAAGCTCGTAAGGGATGCGGAAGCCGGCTGCGATGATGTGGAGTTGCGCGCGGAGCCATTCGCTCACGCCGGCGCTCGCTGCCGGCTGGTTGAACTTGATGTCCTTTCCGCCGCGTGCATAGGCGATCAAGCCCGGCTCGAACTGCTCGATCGTCTTGCCGTCGGCGTCCACGACCGAAGGCGCCACGCCCTGATCGGCGTCCTCCGCACCCATCACGATGCCGACGAGGCAAGCCTCAGTCTTCTTCCGGACGAGCTCGGCGTTGGTCCAGTCGTCGAGATCGCGTAGCGCGCGCATGACCGGCGCGCCCCAGGGAACGCCGCGCTGCTGCACGCGGTCGCGCTTGAAGAGATGGATCACGCCGTCCGCCGGAACGCGAACGGACGCGACGCTGTGCGACAACGGCACCGCGATGTCGCCGGGATGATCCGGGAACAGCCAATAGGCGACGCGCCGGCCGAGCGGATCGTATTCGATGCCGCGGATCGTGCGGCTGCCGTCCGGCCGGCCGTCGATCTTCGACTCGTCGAGATGGTCCGCCTCGTTCAGCTGGATTTGCAGCGGCACGGGCAGGTCGTCGCTTGCGCGGCGGATACGGCGTCGGGCGAAAATGTCGCCCGCCTCGACCATTCCGGAGACCGCAAGCGTGGTCAGCCCATGAAAGTCGCTGCGGCCGTCCGCGTCGCAAACCTTCGACCATTCCGCGAAAAGATCGTTGATCCTCTTGTCGAGCGCCTCGTCGCCGCTTGCCGCGCGCGGGCAGATACCCGAGCCGACGATGTTGCTGACCCAGGCGCTCACGGCCTTCGCCGCGTGCGGGTTATTGCGCACGAGGTCGCGCATGCGGTTGCGCAGAACCGCGCCGGCCGACGCGATCTCCGCATCCGCGGACGCGCCGGTCGAATGCCAGCCGTCGGTGCGCCGGCCGGCGGCGGCGCCGTCATAAGCGCGCCGCGCCAGGCCGGCGAACGCTTGCCGCGCGACCAGGCGCTTGACCGCGGCCCGCGGGGCAACGATCGCAACCGCGCGATCGAGGAACGACGGCGCGGTAAAGGACTTCGCTCGGTTCATCGATCACCACGGCCGAACGAGGCGAAGCCGGCGATCGGGCGCGAATTGCCGTTCGCGGCGTTGATCGCGCTCTCGATGGTCTGAATGCGTTTCTTCAGATCATCGGCCGATGCATATTCGACGGTCTTGCCGTCATAGCTGACGCGAAGCGTGCCGCTCGCAAAGGCCGCCTTCAGCGCATCAAGCTCTGCCTGCGTCCAGCTCATCTCAGCCATCCTCTGCCGGCGTCGCGGCCGGAAAACCAATCCGATCGCCTCTTTTCACCGGCCTTCACCGGCAGGCGCACCTGCCCCGCCTGCTGCTCCTTCGGCCGATCGTCCGCGACCTGCCGCTCGAGCGATTGCCACTTCGCTTCGGTCCAGCGATCGATGCCGAGCAGCCACGCGGCAGCGCGGGCATAGACGCGGCAATCGAGGGCCTCGTTGCGCTCGCGCATCTGCCGCCATTCCAATTTCGAGAAGCCGCGCCGATCACGGACCGTGACGAGCTGCTCGGCCGTAAGCTGCTTCACCCACTCGGCCGTGATGCCCGCCGGCAGGTGCACGAAGCCGTCCGGAAACGCGATCCCGTCGGCAAGCTCTTCGTCGGTGGGGCGATCAAGCCGCAGGAAACGATAGGTCTCGGATTTGAAGACCGCGACCGAGACCTTCCATAGCTTCACGCCGCGGCGGATTTTTCGGCCGTCCTCCGTGGCGTCCACATAGCTCGGACCATCGATCGGTGTTGAACGATCGAATCCGTCGATGCCCTTGACGGCAACCGCGACTCCCGCACCGAACCTCCGCACCCAGGAATAGACCTGCGATGTCGATCGGCCGTCGCCGGAATCGATGGCAAGGCGCGCGATCCGCATGAGCGCGCCGCTTTCGTGCTCCCAGGTCGCGCCGAGCAGCTTTGTCAGGGTGTCCCAGACGGCGCTGCCGGATGTGTCGCCTTCGAGGACGACGTGATCGACAAGCCAGCTTTCGAGGCCGCGGCCCCAAGCCCAGACATCAACCTCGATCCGCTCGCGCTGAACGTCCGCGCCGGCGGTGAGCACGAGCGCGCCGCGCGGCACGGTCTTGAGCGCATGATCCTTTGTCCGCTCGTAGAGGCATTGCCAGTCGGGCGCTTCGCCGCGCTCCTGCCAGGTCTCGCCGAGCAGCGTGTTCTTCGCCGCCTTCAAGGCGGCGTCGTTGCCCTGCGCCGCCTCCCACTCGCGGGCTATCTGCGCCCATGAGAGCCAGCCCACCGGAGAATAGAGTCCCGAGATGTGGAAGCCGATCACATGAGGATCGGTGCATTCGGCGGTCGCACGCCACTCGCCGCCCGCCAGCATCGCGGTCTTGTGGTGCTCTGCAATGCTCCGCTCGCAGTTCTCGCAGATGTACTCGGCCGTCTCCGGACGGCCTTTCTCCCAGCGCAGCCGCTCGAACTTGAGCCACTGCATGAACCGGCAATGCGGGCAGGGGACGAAGTAGCGGCGACGATCCGAGGCCTCGTATTCGCGCTCGATGCGGGAGAGGCCGCGTATCGTCGGCGTCGAGACCATGAACACCTTCCGGCGATGCCCGAAGGTTCTCGTGCGCGCTTCGGCTAGCACCACGGGATCGCCTTCGCCTTCGACATCGCCCGGATAGGCGTCCACCTCGTCGAGGAACAGCCAGCGCGCCGGCATCGACCGCAGGCCGACGGCGCTGTTCGCGCCGGTAAGGACGAGCTGCCCGCCGGCAAAGCGCTTCGCGAGAACGGTGTTTCCGGAATCGCGCATGCGCGCCGGCATGACGATCCCGCGGAGTTCCGGGCTTTCCTCGATCAGCGGCTCGATGCGTTGCTGCGAGAGCCGCTTCGCGAGATCCGTCGTCGGCTGAACGGCGAGAAATGGTCCCGGTGCTTGGTGGATGCAGTAACCGATCCAGTTGTTGCCCGCTTCCGTCGCGCCGACCTGCGCCGCCTTCATGAACACGATCTTTCGCGCCGGGTGCGAGGGCGACAGCGCGTCCATGATGGCGCGCATGTAGGGCGTGCGATCGGTGCGATAGCGGCCAGCCTCCGAGGAGGCGCGCGAGGAAAGGATGCGATAGCGGTCCGCCCATGCGGAAACTATCAGCGCCGGATCGGGGGCGAGGCCCCGCGCCCAGGCGCGGATGATGTCGGCCTCGCCGTCATAGGCCTCACCGGAGTTCGACCCGGAGGTCCGAGAGCTCGGCGAGATGCCGTCGGACATGCTTTTCCAGAACCGTTTCCATCTGATGCGGATCGACGCGGAGCTCGTTCGCCATCAGGGCGGCGACGCGCGCGGGCCATTGCACCCATGCATCGCGCTCGCGACGCGCCAGGCCGAAGATCGTCGCGACGGCGCGCGCCCGATCAACCAGCTCGCCCTTGATCTTTGCGAGGCGGACGCTGCGCTCCTGCGCCTTGATCACCTCGTTCGCGGTGCGAGCGCGCAGGAAGGTCACGTCGCCTTCCGACCTTTCTCCGGATTCGCGGAGTGTCTTCTGAACGGTATCCAGCGCCGTGCGCGGGACCGCCTTTTCCTGACCGGGCTCCCGCGCCGACTTCTCCGCCATGGGCGCATGACGGCCGCGCTGCTGCGCCGGATCGGTGCGCGCGGCCCAGTCGCGATCGGCCTTCTCGGGGTCGATCGTGCCGTCGGGTTCGAGCGTGATCCGGCCCGCGGCGATCGCCTTGCGAACGGCGTTCTCGGCGACGCCGCGATGGCGCGCATAAGCCCTGCGGGAAAGACCCATGCTGCTTCAGCGCTCCCGATATGCTCGAAATTCCAGTGACTTGGCAGTTGCTCTCCGGCACGGGTCGAGCCTGACTGACCCCCGTCAAACGGAGGGCAATCCATGCCGAAAGTTCATCCGCCAAGCGAACGCGATGCCGCGATCATCGCGAATGCGGTCGGGTTCGACATCGCGCTCTTCATTGGTCGCGGCAAGTACGCGCACGCTTCCGCACGAACCTTGGCCGAAGCACGCCACGTCGCCGCGCCCGCTCTCGAAGCCGAACACCCCTACGGGCGCCGCGCCCTGATCTACGCCGTCGACGCCGAGGGCCGCTCGGCGCTCGTCACCGACGACATTCCAA